AATTATTGATATTGCAGCCTTCACCGATGAAAGTGGCTTGTTAATTGCTGCGCGTCCTCGTAGTTTGTTTGTTCCACCCGCTTTGATGTTTACAGCAGATCGTCTGTTGGAAACGACTCAGCGAGTTGGTACGGCAGACAATGACATTAACGCCATCCGTAACATGGGCGCAATCCCAGAAGGTTACAGCGTTAACCACTATCTGACTGATAGCAATGCTTTCTTTATCATTACGGACATCCCTAATGGTATGAAGCACTTTGAACGAACCGCACTCGAAACCTCTATGGACGGTGACTTTGATACAGGTAACGTGCGCTACAAAGCGCGTGAACGTTACTCTTTCGGAGTTTCTGATCCACTTGGAGTTTACGGGTCTCCCGGCTCAAGTTAAACTTAAGGGGGGCATTAGCCCCCTTTTTGTTATAATATTTCCTGACAGATGTTTCATGTGAAACACTGACAATCCCAAGACAGGAGAAATCACATGGGAACTACTACTTTTTCTGGCCCAATTAAAGCCGGAACCCTCAAGGACACCACTGGATCTACAGTTGGAACTAACGTTGCAAACGTAGGATCTGTTGTTATGGCTCAATCAGCTGTTCTAGATATCATTGGCGCAGACGCTTTGAACCAGCAAGTTGCTGTTATTCCAGCAAACTCTCAAATTGTAGACGTTATTTTAAACGTTACGACAGTCAACAATGATTCCGGCACTGCTACAGTGGCAGTAGGAACCTCTGCTGACGGAGATGCGTTTATATCTGCAACTAATGTCAAGGCATTGGCTACTACTCACGGCACTCTTGATACGGAAGCTACGAACGTTGGCACAACTGACATCTATGTTTATGCTGATTTTGTTGCCGGCACTGAAGACGGTTCTACTGGAGCAGCTACAGCTACTGTCCTTTACATCCAAAACAATAACCTTTCTTAATTGTATAGGGAGCTTTGCTCCCTTTATTGGAGGACGCAATGGCTGATGCAGTAGCTACGCAAACTATTCAAGATGACGGCAAGACCGCTATTTTTAGATTTACTAATGTTTCTGATGGAAGTGGAGAATCAGCTGTCGTAAAGATAGATGCATCTGCTCTTTCACCAGACCCTATGACTAACGCTGCTTGCACCTCCGTAACGATCCAGCAGATCTATTACGTTACTATTGGCATGGGCGTAAAGATATTTTTTGACGCAACGACTGATGTTCTTGCTTGGCAGCTTCAGTCCGACTGGTCAGATACTTTGGACTTTACAGGGTTTACAGGTATACCTAATAACTCCGGATCAGGAAAGACTGGTGACATTTCGTTTACCACAGTAGGCGCAGGCAGCGGTGATGTTTATAACATCGTTATGCAGGTAAGCAAGAGTTACGGCTAATGGCTGCAAGGAAAAAACCTGCACCTAAGAAAAAAACTAAGTCTAAAGTAAATGAGGCTGGCAATTATACAAAGCCAGCTTTAAGAAAAAGACTGTTTAGTCAAATTAAGGCCGGATCTAAAGGTGGAAGCAGTGGCCAATGGTCGGCAAGAAAAGCTCAAATGCTTGCTAAACGATACAAGGATGCTGGCGGCGGATATAAAGACTGATGGCGCTAAAGAAGTCACAAAAAAGCCTTAAGAAATGGACTAAGGAAGAATGGGGAACCAAGTCTGGAAAGCCTTCAACTCAAGGCAAGAAGGCCACAGGTGAACGGTATCTTCCAAAGAAAGCTAGGAAGGCTTTGACTGACAAAGAGTATGCGGCAACTTCTAAAAAGAAAAGATCGGATACAAAGAAAGGTAAGCAGCATTCAAAGCAGCCAAAGAAAATAGCCAAGAAGACTGCGAGGCATAGATAATGGCTACCAGAAAACCAGCAAAAGGGAAGGCGAAAGTCAAAGTAACCTCTACTGGCAAGAAGGTTAGCTATGGTCAGGCAGGCAAGGCAAAAGGTGGTGGCCCTAGAGTTAAGCCGGGCACTTCTAAAGGTGATAGCTACTGTGCAAGAAGCTTGGGCATCAAGAAACGTTTACCTAAAAAGAAGCAAGATGACCCCAACACGCCTAATAACTTGTCTCGCAAGCGTTGGAAATGTTCAGGCGCAAAGTCGCGTAAATAAAATTTTGGAGGTAATCAATGGGCTTAAAGTTATCAGATGTTTCTCCGGCAGCGTCCTTGCTTAGCGGCGAAGGATTGATAAAACATGCAGGCATTATTCCGCATCTGCTAACTAAAAGGCAGGATAAGAAACGAGATGCAAAAGCTATTAAAGGAAAGACTAGAGGTCGATTTGTATAATGGCTACTAGCGGATCATTTTTATTCAATCTAGATCTTGGCGAGGCTATCGAAGAGGCTTTTGAAAGAGCTGGTCTGGAGCTTAGAAGCGGTTATGACTACAAGACCGCCAGAAGAAGTATTGATCTGCTTATGCTTGAATGGCAGAACCGAGGGTTAAATCTTTGGACAGTAAACTTTGGCACCCAAGCTTTAACTCAAGGAACTAATTCCTATACTTTGAATGGGAAAATATTTGATATTGTAGAGGCTTTTCTTAGAACAGATTCAGGGGACACTCAGAGTCAGTTTGATCAAAGCATGTCTAGAATATCAATAAGCCAATACTCTCATTTATCTAATAAGCTTACTCAGGCAAAGCCTTTGGAGTATTACATTCAAAGAACACCTGAAGGAATTATAGTAAACCTCTGGCCAACTCCTGATGGGCAAGAGACGTATACGTTTGGTTATTATTATATGGAGCGTATTGAGGATGCAGGAAAGCCCGCAAGTAATAACATGGACATCCCTGCTAGATACCTCCCTTGTTTTGTTGCAGGTTTAGCTTATAACTTGTCAATTAAATATCCAGAAGCGGCAGATAGGGCGGGACTGCTTAAAGGAGAATATCAAGAGCAGTGGGACTTAGCCTCCGATGCGGCTAGAGAAAAAGCTTCTTTGTTCATCTCCCCCGGAGGATATAAATTTTGAGTTACGCTAGCGGAAAATATGCGTTTGGATTTTGCGATAGGACTGGGTTTAGATATCCCAAGAAAGACTTGGTTCAACAGATTGTTAATCAGAGGCCCACAGGGTTGCTTGTTGGCAAAGACGTTGTAGATCAAGATCAGCCTCAGCTTCAGCTGGGAAAAGTTCGTGTAGATGATCCGCAGGCTCTAAGAAATCCTAGGCCAGATCAATCTCTAGAAGAGAGTCGCCAAGTTTTTTCATGGAACCCCGTTGGGGGCGGCGTAACAGCTTTAGGAAGCAGAACTGTTGGCTTAGATATTACAGGTGAAATAGGCAAAGTAACGGTGGTAACCTAATGGCTTGGACGTTTACAACACTTAAGCAGGCTATTCAAGACTATACTCAAAATAGCGAGACAACGTTCGTTAATAATTTGTCTGTAATTATTACGCAGGCAGAGGATAGGATTTTAAAATCTGTTCAGCTTCCTGACTTTAGGAAAAACTCCGTAGGTATAACTACAGGGGCAAACCAGTATGTAGCTCTTCCTGATGACTTTTTGGCTCCGTACTCTCTTGCGCTTGATAACAACGGTTACGAGTTTTTGTTGTTTAAGGACGTAAATTTTATCAGGGAAGCTTATCCGGATTCTTCTTCTCAAGGAGTGCCGAAGTATTACGGCTTGTTTTCTGACGCTAGCTTTATTGTTGGGCCAACCCCTCAGAGTAATTATGTTATAGAGCTTCATTACTTTTATAAGCCAGACTCCATAACCACAACTGCAGACGGCACTAGCTGGCTTGGAACAAACGCAGAAAGCAGTTTGTTTTACGGCTGTCTTGTCGAGGCTTATACGTTTATGAAAGGAAATCCTGAGCTTATGCAGGTATACAATACTAGATACATGGAAGCCTTAGAGAATCTTAAATCTCTTGGAGAAGGTTATAGCACAACAGACAGCTACAGATCCGGCGCTGTAAGGGCGGCTAGATAATGTTTGAAATGTCAGTAGGCAACGTTGGCTCTGTTAATGTTATAACAACCAGCAAT